GTAACTTGTTTGTTCCTTTACCTAGTAATAAGATCCAGATAATGACTAGTGGTAAAACGCTTAAGCAAATGGATGTAAACGGATTGATTGACGGGTATAAATTCGAATACGATGACAATAAGATTGAAACGTTACCTATTGAAGATGTTATTTATTTGACTACAACGGATGGGATGAGCATTGTTAAGCCTACAAGCCGAATCGATGCGCTCAAATATCCATTAAGTAATATCAAAGCGTCTTATCATAAACGAAATGTACTACTAGAAAATATTGGAGCAATAGGTATATTGTCCGCTCAGAATTCAGACTTAGGAGGCGCAATTCCAATGACACCTGAAGAGAAAAGAGAGATTCAAAGGGATTGGTTTAACCGTTCAAAAGACGAAGTAATCATTACAGAAAGCTCCGTTAACTGGCAGTCAATGAGTTATCCGACAAGGGACTTAATGCTGTTTGAGGAGCTTACAGCCGACAAAATGGCTATCATTGACGCATACGGAATGAATGCTAATCTATTCTCAAGTGATAAAGGTAGTACATTCAGCAACGTTAAGGATAGTATTCGTATGGTTTACACCGATACGATTATCCCTGAAACGCAACAGATGTACGATTCAATTTGTCACCAATTAGGATTGGATAAAGAGGGAATAAGAATTGAAGCTTGTTTCGACCATTTAACGGTACTACAAGATGACGAACAAGTGAAGCACCAAGCTGAGAAGATTGAAGCAGAAACCAGTAGTATAATGATTAACGATGTAATCAAACTAAACACCGCTGTATTCTCGGAACAAATGACAAGGGACACCGCAATAAATTCTTTGATTAGTTTATATGAATGCGATCCAATTGTTGCCTCAACTTTAATAATTTAACTATGAAATCAACTACCTACCAAACAAAGGGAGCAGCCGAAATAAAGGATATAAGCTCAGACAAACGTCAAGTGGCTGTCTACTTAGCAAAGTTTGACAATATCGATAGCGATAACGATATGATTAAAAAGGGTGCGTTTACTAAAAGTATTCAGGAACGTGGTCCAGATAGTCCATCTAACAGAAAAATAGCATTTTTAAGATGGCACGACTGGGAAAAGCCTATTGGTAAATTCCTGACATTAGAGGAAGATGATTTTGGGCTGTTTGCAGTTAGTCAGTTAGGTACAAGTCAACTGGGTGAGGATGCTTTTCGAGATTATACGGATGGAATAATACGTGAACATTCAATCGGATTTCAATACATTCAAGACAAAATGAAATTTATTGAAGATATGAACGCTCCTGACAAAGGATATTTTATGATTAGTGAGTTAAAATTATATGAGGGGAGCGCTGTAACATTTGGAGCCAATAGCGAAACAAATGTAGTTGACGTAATGAAGAGCGAAGACAAGGTCGAAAAGGCGGTCAAAATCTCTAATGAAATAGATATATTAATCAAAGGACTTGCAAATGGTAAGGGATCTGATGAAAGATTATTTGAAATGGAAATGAAATTAAAATATTTGAACAGTCAAATGTTAATACTCGCAAAAAGTGAGCCGTTCGTTAAAGAACATTCATTGATTACCGAGCCAATTATAACAGATGTACCGTTTAATTGGAGTAAAGTAATAAGTGAATTTTAAACAAAAAAGTAAAAACAAAAACTAAGAAAAAATGAGTGAAAATTTAACACCAGAACAAGTAGTTGAGCAAATCAACGCAAAGTTCAATGAAACGTTGGCTACAATGCCGACAAAATCAGACCTTGACGGTTTGAAAAATGACGTTGACGCCCTTAAAGGATTAGAGGCAAAGAGTCAAGAAATCGAAAAAGCAATAGCGAGATTCGAGGGTAAAATGGAGGCAATGGCTGAAAAAGGATTTAAGACAGAACGTGCGCCACGCTCAATGGGTGAGGCTATTTCTCAGGCTTATGTTGCAAATATCGACAAGATTAAGGAAACAGCTGAAAAAGGCGGAATGATGACTTTAGAAACTAAAGCGTTATTTGACACAACTATCAATGGAGATTATACTGGAAATGTTGCGTTGTCTACATTGGAGCCTGGAGTATCTAAAATTGCTCGTCCAGTTATCAAGATTCGTGATATTGTCAACATGGGTACAACAGCGTCAAAGTTCGTAACTTATATTTCTCAGTCAGTTCAAACGTCTTCTGAGTGGGTTAATGAAGCTGGAGAGAAGATTTCAGGACAACCGTCTTATGAGGAAATTTCTGAGGAAGTTAAGAAAATCGCTGGAACTGTAAAAGTATCAAAAGAAATGTTGGCAGATTTGGCTTTCGTTCAATCTGAAATCAACTCGGATTTGATGGCTTCTATTGACCAATCCATTGAAGACGCTTTGTTGAATGGAGCTGTTGGTGGTATCAATGGAATTTTGACAAACTCGGTTACTTTCTCAGCTGGTACATTTGCTGGTACTGTTGTAACTCCAAACATATCGGACGTTATTAGAGTGGCAATTGCACAAATTCAAAACGCTAATTTTGAGCCAACGCACGTTGTCTTGAATCCTGAGGATGTTGCGGCAATGCAATTGACTAAGTCGTCTACTGGCGAGTACACTTATCCTATGTTCTTATTGGATGTAAATAGAGTGGCTAATTTATCAGTTGTTTCGACTACTAATATGACCGCTGGAACGTTCCTTGTTGGAGATTTCACGAAGTCAAATGTTAGAATGAGAGAGGCTATGAATGTTCAGGTTGGTTATGTAAATGACGATTTCCAACGTAACATGGTAACGATTTTGGCTGAAGCACGTTTAGTTCAATATGTTAAGGCAAACGATTATCCAGCATTTGTTGATGGAGTTGTTGCTACGGCAATCGCAGCATTAGATGTAGCACCATAATAAATAAAAATAACGGGGGTTGAGTTTTTAGCCCCCCTTTTAAATTTGCACAATGGAAAAAAGAACTCGTAAAAAAAAGGATATTGACGTTACATTGAACGTGAATAATGCTGAATTGAAAGTTAAAAGAGATATTAATGGAACAGAAATAGACCTCGATACTCGAATAATTGACGTTCACATTGACAAGACGGCTGATGAAGTAAAGGTACAAGTTGAAATTGACGACAAGGTTATTTATGAATTTGTTGGAAATGGAGAATCAAAGCATTTACCTAAGGGGACAATTTGGAAAATAACGGGTGAAATGTTGAAACATTTTATCAAAAAAGGGTTTGGAAAACTAAAAAAGTAATACGATGTTTTTAACAGTTCAAGATTTTACGGGAAAATATCAGTTAAGTACGGGAATGTATGATGTGACTAAGTTACAAGATTACATTGATAAGTACGAAAAACGTTATTTAATAGAGTTATTTGGAGCGAAATTATACGATGAGTTTATCAGTGATTTGAACATTCAGAATGTTCCTAAGTCGCCAAACTTTTTAAAAATTTACAATCCATTTTACGAAAATATTACGTTTAGACAATTGATAATTTCTGAGGGGATAATTGAAATGTTAAAAGGATTTGTTTATTTTGAGTATTCAAAGGATCTAATCAACCAAATGACACCGTACGGAAATGTTCGCCCAATTAGTGAAAACTCGGAGCCAGTCAGCACGTTGTACACAATGATTTACGCACGTTATAATGAGGCGGTAAAGACGTATAGAGCAATCCAATTGTATATTATAACGAATTTCAATGCTCCAACGGGACAAGTGATTTCGATTTCATTAGTTAGTGGAGGTACAAATTACGTTTCACAGATTAACAACGGAACGCAAACGCTGATTTATGGGGATGGAAATTTGACTTTAAATATTGTTGCAGATAACTTTTTTGTTGTAACGGGCGGAACGGTCAATATTGCTGGAATAAATTACGCTACAGGAATACTTACAACGGTTGTCGGGGGTAATTATGACGCTCAATTTGAGATTACATACGTTGGAAAAGGAGATTTCACGTTGTTTAATGGTCAAACGAAACAAACTTGTTACTGGGTATGATAAACGAACTTTCAAATATTGTTCAAAATATTGTCTTAGACATTGACAACACGATTCAGGGAGTGTTTGACATAACCAACGAAAAGACGTATGCGTGTAAAACGAAATGGACCAGAGTAGGTAAAACAGTATTGTGTAATGGTGAAAACTTCTTAGTTACTGAATTAGAAGAGGATGAGTATTTAATTGGAATTAGGACAAATCCTTTTGTATTGCTTGAGGGTACAATATTTTTGCCTAGACCGTTGTTTATTCATGGAACTAAAAAGGCAACAAATAGAGAATGGACTATTTTAAGCAACAATGTGAGTTCAAAAACACCGATTATTTGGTTATTAGGTTCGTTAAATTACAAACAGTTTGGGCGTGAAAGCACGATTGATATTGAAAGTTCGTT